GTGATGATCGTATTTACTACCCATTTCATCCAAAGAATGCGACATTTCGTGACCTAACGTATATCCAACGTGAGCTAAATTATATTCAATACCTCTTTCGTCTAAATCAATAAAGGGCTTTTGTAAATAAGCCAACGGAATATAAATACTATTCTCAGTTGGTGTATAAAACGCATTTACTATATACGACTGTTTACCTACTAATTTAAACGTACTCCAGTCTACTTGCGGTATATCTATTACATCTTTTCCCTCTAAATTGACGTATTTTTTAGTCTTCCATAAACACAATTTCTCTAAATTACCCCAGGCATCATCTGGTAAATAATCTAATAATGGATCATAACGCAAATTCTGGGGTTGGGCAATTTGCAATTTTAGATGCTCCAATTTGAGCAAGGCATATTTTTTGGTTTCAGGAGATAACCACGTATTTCTCTTAATAATTCTTTTATAAACAGTGATTAAATCTTTTCCCATACTTTCAACATACTCAATTATAGTGTCATTCTTATTTTTCTTAATATATTCATTTGTTAAAAATGTATTAAATGTAACGGATAAACCAAATACAGGATATATCTCTGCGGGAAAAATACCTGGTTGACCTTTTATAAATTTCTCATTAAATTCATAATTTAATTCTCTTAATTTGTGATTAAATCGAATCATTTGTCTCAAATAAATATAAAACCAATAAGATTTCCATTTTTGAGTATTCCAATTGTCGTTTAATAATTTGCAAACGCATTTTAAATAATTTAAACTATCACAAATAAAAAAATTAGGAGCTATTTTATACCCTAAACCCTGAGAGAATTTTTCCCAATCAAATCCATATTTACTCAACGCCTCTTCCTTTTTAACAATATTATAATAATCAGCCGAGTCATTTTTAACTTGATTACAACCCATCGCAATAATAAGATCATATTCAACTTGAAACACATCTGATGCTTTTAAACCGTGATTTGCACCCAAACATGCAGTAAAAACACTATTAATATATTGCAAATACTTGCGTTTAATCAACTTTTGGAAATTATTTTTCTTTGCATCTTGACCTTGAATATCGTCAAAATATAACATATAGTCATATAATGAAAGTTGAGGAAATGATATATTATTTCTAAAAGTATTCGAATTTTTGTCATCTGGGAGAACCTTCCAATGAATTGGACAACCCCAATTGACTATTTCATTCAAGTTGATATTAGCCAAGAATCCCCACATATCATTTTTTTGGACAAACGAACTGTAAGTATTCATCATTGTGATCATGTGATTTCTAAGCGGTTTTGTATCCAATGTCAATAAAGACTGATAAACATTCTTAATCAATTTTGCCCTTTGGCTATTATCTGTTTTTATATAATTATTTACTATATCTATCAATTCTCTATACACTTTATCTTGTAGCAACCTAAAATCGTCTACTTGAACAAAATATTTCTGATTTTCCTCTGCTAAATCCATTTTGCGTTTTGTATCTTTCAACCACGTATAATTTATATATGTATAAAAATCATTATTAGGCTTTATTTCATACGGTGAAAATGGTGTTTTAAATCTTTTAATAAGAACTCTTTCTATATTTTTTATTTTTTCTTGGTTTCTATAAATAGATGTTTTTCCTAATTCCTCTTCAAATGGTTTGTACATTTTACATACAGAGTTTTTTTCTGACTTTTTTACCTTTTTAGTTTTGTTGTGACTACGTCTTTTGCTTCTACTTTGCTTCATATAATATATAAGGTAAATTTTATTATATGTCACTTGTTTCATTCAAAAAATTGTGTAACAATACATCATTATTTTTATTTGTAATATCACCGGTTAACATAGAAGATTCGTATATTTTTCGTACGACGTCATTTGGTGCATTGCTACCTGCTTTTAATAATCCGTGATCTCTAAGATATTTTTTAACATCATTTATTGGTTTTTTCTTTAATTCTTTATGAGCGTTTAAAATTTTTTTACGAGTCTTGTTATCTTTAATTAGAATGCCAACGTGTTTTTTATTTGCAGATTTTCCTAATGTATATTTCTTTTTTATTGTTCTTTTAATTAATCTTGATGATTCTAAATCAGTTGTCTCTTTTTCCTTTTTCCTTTCCTTTTCCTTTTCTTTTTCGATTGAAACTTTGTTTATCAACTGAATGTTTGTAATTTCTGGCCGACCAGCCAATAAATTCTGTGACATTATTTTATTCTCGTTTTCCTTATCTTGTTTCTGTTTTTGAATCCTTTCTTGCAATAGTTTCAACCGTTTCTCTCTTTCGGTTATTTCGACTATATTACGATTACTTATATTAATATTATTATTATTGTTATTGTTAAAAATTGGATTTTCATTCATATTTAACGATATCGGTTGTGATATGGAAACAGTCGGTGGTTGTACTGTATAAGTATGATTTTTTCTTGTTGATTGCCACGCCCTATATGTGGGCTTTAATCCACCTTTTAAACAACCATATGGAACGTCTTCTTGTACAGCAGATTTGATTTTTATAGGAGGCTCATCCGATGCTTTATTAAGTAAAACAGGTACAAGTGGATTTTCTCTCAATTCTTCCGGTAATTCTAGTTCAACATAAGGCATCATACTAGCATTTGCATAGATACTATGATTTTTAACTGTTTTATTTGCATAATGATTCATTCTATGTTGATTATTTTCAGTCTCCTTTTTCTCTTTAGACAATGTAGTCAAATAATTGATTGAATCCATAAATTCATCCGTAAACGCACCTATATCTTCCGTATTTCCCTTGTTTGTTTTATTTTCATTATTTGTATTATTTGTATTATTTTCACTGTTTTTGTGCTCCTTAATCCTACTTAATAATTTTTTTTTAATAGAATTCGGATTAATTAACGGCGTTTTAACGTGTTTCTTTTCACGATTATTTCTTGTTTTGTTACCACCGGATAAATTAAATAATTCAGGATTAATTTTTATCGTTTTTTTTAAAGACGACATTCTAACAATTGTATTATTATAGTGATAAAAAACATTTTAGCAATTAAAACTCATATTATTATTATAAATACATTGTTCTTTGTAAGTATCCATTCTTGTATATATCCTCCTTTCTATTTTTAACCTCGTCATTCTTTAAATACAATACAAACCCCCTCTCTAAATCATCAAACTTTAATATTGTCTTTTCTTCCACATTTTTACAGAAAATCCGTCTACTGTGAGCAATTTTTATCTTTGCTAATAGTGTCTCAATATCCCTTCCAAAAAATTTAAAATAATCTATATTTTTATCAAACCATGATATTGTATGTGCTTTATCACTTATTTTGTCAAAAGCATCCACTTTCCAATTGCAATCATTTACCTTTTTCAAAAAAATATTATATAAGTCGGTCGCTTTATAATGATCCGTTTTAAAACGCCATGTGAATCGTGAATCTAAACCTTGATTATATGCGAAGAAACAATCATTCAACTCCTTTTCATAACCTGCAATAATAACCATTAATTCATTCTTGTGATCGCTCAATGCCTCGCACAGTGTATCAATACATTCCTTTGAGAAACTGTCTCTTTTTTCACTATTACCGAGAGAATATGCTTCGTCGATAAAAAGACAACCACCGATACTTTCATTAATTACGTCTCGCGTTTTTATTGCAGTTTGGCCTAAATATCCAGATATTAAGTCACTGCGACAAACCTTTTTAAATGTACCCTTTTTCAAAATTCCCATATTTGAAAATATCTTTCCAATTATTTTTGCAATTTCAGTCTTACCACTACCTGGTGGACCATAAATGACTGTATGCATAAAATCACACGATGTTGCATTATTTACAATGTGTAAATCTTGAATATAATACAAGATTTGATCGACAATGTTTTCTTTTAATGACGTCATCCCAATCATACTATTTAATTCAATTAAAGGATCTTTAATCTTATGAAGAAGTTTCATATTTATGTTATACTCAACCATATCATCTATCGGATAATCATTGATCAATTTAATAAGTGAACCTAGATTTTCAATTTCAACATTAACACTGATTTTGGTTAAGTTTTTTTCCGGTTTGTCTACCTTGCAACAACGTTTATTTATATTACGCAAAAATGGCAATGGCAATGGCAAATTTTTTCTATCTGCATCATCAAAAAAGTCCGGATTTTTTGATTCCAGTTTTGATTTTATAATATCGAATACGGTCCAACCCGAAAATCCAGCCGAATTATACGATTTTTTAATATAATAGTTATTTACATTTTCAATAAAATCATCAATGTCTTCTTTCGTTTTACATTCATTTTTACAATACAATTGTTTTTCGTTTTTATTAGAGGTACAAATATTATCTATTGCGTCAATCAATAATGTGCAACGTTGTTTTGTTTGCAAATTATTCATTCGATTTATTAAATATCAAAGATTTCATTTATATCATTTATTATAACAATTCTATAACAAAAGTTTTTAAATATTTTATAATTACCACGCATTAGATAAATATAATTAAGCATTATCAATGATAATGATATAACAATAAACAATTTAAAAATAAATTGAAATAGTAAATAACCCAAAAATGAATTCAACTATAATTCCAATGTCAGAATCAATAAAGACTCAATCTCAATCAAATAAAGATATGGTTGATTACACAGAAACACCTTGGACTATTATTGAATCTTATTTTAAAGGGCAACATTTACAAAGATTGGTAAGGCATCAAATAGAATCATATAATGATTTTGTCGGTCAACAGCTTGTTAAGACGGTTGAAATGTTTAATCCAGTACATATCGCATCAGAACAAGATTTTGACGTAAAATCGGGCAAATATTCATTGGAACTTTTCGTTACATTTGAGAATTTTCACATTTATCGGCCTCAGATTCACGAGAATAACGGGGCGACAAAGTTGATGTTTCCACAAGAAGCCAGATTGCGGAATTTTACGTATGCCGCGGCAATGACTGTTGACATTAACATTAAATTTGTTGTAAGAAATGGAGAAACACTTGACAATGTTCAGACGTTCTACAAAAGCCTTCCAAAAATACATATTGGTAAGTTGCCAATTATGTTAAAGTCGAATATTTGCGTATTATCGCAGTACAAGCACGTGAGTTCGACAAATACAGGCGAGTGCAAGTATGACGCCGGCGGCTATTTCATAATAAATGGTTCTGAGAAGACGGTTCTAGGACAAGAGCGTGCCGCTGAAAATCGCGTCTACTGTTTCAATGTGAGCAAAAATAACACAAAATATACGTGGATGGCTGAATTGAAATCAGTTCCTGATTATAAATGCATTTCACCAAAGCAAATAAATATGATGGTATCCTCGAAAAATAATGGGTTTGGATATCCACTATTTGTGCAATTGCCTCGTGTTAAACAACCTATTCCATTGTTTATTGTATTTAGAGCACTCGACATTATTTCAGACAAGGAAATCTGCGAAAAAATTATATTAAACATTGACAGTAACAAATACAAGGACATTCTGGCTGGATTGCAGGCGTCGATTATCGATGCAAATATGTATATTACACGCGAAGACGCAATTCGATATATTACTAGTTTTGTGATGTATACTCCAATTAATATGGATAAAGAGACGGGTGTCAAGAAGAAGTACGAATTTACGATGGATATTTTGAGCAATGATCTGTTCCCTCACTGCAAGACTCCTGCTCAAAAAATCTACTTTCTAGGCTATATGGCAAATCGACTATTGCAAGCTAGTTTCGAATGGGTAAAGCAAGACGATCGCGATTCTTACTTGAATAAACGCATTGACCTCACCGGCTCACTTTTGAACAATCTTTTTAGAAATTATTTCAATAAATTAGTAAAAGATATGGAGAAGCAGATTGTGAAGGAAATTAATACTGGTTCGTGGAAATCGACAGACGATTATGAGGGGATCGTAAATCAAACAAACATTTACAAAATTATCAAGTCAACTACAATTGAGAATGGCTTGAAGCGAGCTTTATCGACGGGTGATTTCGGCATTAAACATACAAATAGTAACAAGGTAGGTGTAGCACAAGTGCTGAACCGGTTAACATATGTATCGAGCTTGAGTCACGCCCGCCGTATTTCGACACCGACGGATAAAAGTGGCAAACTGATTCCTCCACGCAAGTTGCACAGCACAAGTTGGGGATACTTGTGCCCAGCGGAAACCCCGGAAGGCCAGTCGGTCGGTGTGGTGAAAAACCTTGCCTATATGGCACATATTACGATTCATTCTAATTCGATGCCTATTTATGAATATGTAATGCCGCATATAATCGACATTGAGACAATTCAGCCATCCGATATGTATAACAAGGTAAAAGTGTTTATTAATGGATGTTGGGTCGGCATCACAGATAAACCAAATGAATTATATTTGATGTTAAAAGAGAAGAAGCAGCAAGGAATAATGAATGTGTATACATCGATTGTCTTCGACTACAAGTTAGCCGAGATCCGTATATGTAATGATGCAGGCAGATTAACCAGACCACTTTTGCGTGTGAAAGACAATGAGGTTTTATTGAAACCAGAAATTATTAAAGATCTTACAGATAATAAACTGGGTTGGGATGATCTAATGACAAGTTGCAAATTAGACGAAGCCATTTTAGAATATATTGATCCAGAAGAACAATCGTGGAGTATGATTGCAATGAAACCGAACGAAATAACCGCAGCAAAAACAAATGACGAAATTTACAAGTATACTCATTGTGAAATACATC